GGGTTATGTGGAATAATTATGAAAAAACGCTTGGTTCTGCACCTTACTTAGGTAGACAGAAATTTGGAACCAGAAAACAGGACAGCCTTGAACTTAGATTTATCAAAGGGAAAAACGGTCTTCCGGTATCCTTAAAGGCATCCAATTTTGATGCGCAGGCAGAGTTAAGAGATGTCGGTGGATTTTCGGATATTCAGAACGAGATGCCGTTCTACCGTGAATCTTACATGGTAACAGAGCGTGAAGAGCAGGAGTATGCAAATTACCAGTCGGCAGAAAATTCCAACATGGCAAACCAGGTGCTTAGAGAAATCAGCAAAAAACCGATGATGCTTATTGAAGGAGCAAGAGTAGTGCCGGAACGCCAGATTTGGCAGTTATTAGCACCATCTGATGGTATTCCAAGAGTACAGGTAACAATTGGCGGAAAAAGCTACTATGTGGATTATACTTCGGACAATGGAGTGGCGCACAAGAGAGACCATTACAAGGATATCTCCGGAAGCGATACCGATAAATGGTCTGCATCCGAAACAGCAACGCCACTTGACGACCTTATCGAGATTAAACGTGAGTTTGCAAAGAAAACAGGATATTCCCTTGCACGCTTTAGCATGAATACAGAAACATGGGAAATGGTCCTTAAGGCGGAGGACACAAAGAAACAGGTGCTTGGAATTACTGCTTACAATGGCGGTATTCGCTTACAGCAGGGGCAGGTTACAGAGTATCTTAGAGGATACGGCATCGAGATTGAAGTTTACGACAAACTTTACATCGACCCTGCAGACGGTGCTACCAAATATTTTATTCCTACAGGAGTTATTTCAGCGCAGGCATCCGGCGTGTACCTTGGAGATTATGTCTTTGGAAAGACACCGGAAGAGAGAAGCGGAAGTTTAACAGACGGAAACCTTTCTATTGTAGAAACCGGCATTTCGGTATATACATACGCAACAAATCATCCGATCAACACGCATTGCATTGTGTCAATGATCGGATTGCCTACTTTTGAGGGCATGGACAGCGTTGTTGTCATGAAAGTTGCGTAGGAGGTGCGGTATGATTGCTGAATATACAGTAAAGCGCAATGGAAGATGGTATAAAGCAGGAGATGAAATCCCGGACATTGTTCCGGGAGAGAAATCTTCTGGAGAGTACACCAAGACAGAGATTAACAGAATGAGCACTGCTGATTTACAGGCACTTGCCGCTGAACATGGGATCGAGGGTGCAGAAGAAATCAGTGGAGCGGAACTGAAACGCATTTTGATCGAGCAGTTCGGATTATAGGTAGGGAAGAATGGACGAATATACAACATTAGAGCAGGTCAAAATCAGACTGAAACAATTTCATATTGAAACCGTTACGGATGAAGATGGTGTTACTTCTGATGTTGTCGTGTTCGACCAGAAAGAAGATAATCCTTACATCGAACAGCTTATCAAGCAGGCAAGAAATGAAGTGGTAAGCAAGCGGAATTACCCGAAAAGCTACACGGATGAAAAAATATCCGAAGACTTGAAACAGTTTGATGATGTAATCGTCAATTTAGCCGTGTACGACCATTCACAGGCAGGAGAAGCCTATATGGCAAGTTATTCAGAAAACGGCGTGAGCCGTAGCTGGAAAGACAGGGAAAGCCTGTTTGTCGGGGTATTTCCGTTTGTAAAATCATTATAACTCCTCGAAATCGAGGAGTTTAGAAGATTGTGCGTTACGTTTTGCCGGCGTCGACAAAACGTAGCAGGCGGCACACATTGAGCGGTGGTGGGCGGTGTGCCATAAAAAATGAAAGGCGGTATATGATTTGACGATTGAAATATCAACAGCAATCATTATAAGCGTGCTGTCGCTTGGTTTTTCCGTCTTTATGGGCTTGAAGAGCAATAAAAGAACAGACAACACGGAACTTGAAGAACGCGTGAGGGAGAACACACGCATTAACATGAAGTTGGATGCCATTTCAAACAACACGACCGAGATCAAAAATGAAGTATCTGAGATGCGAAAAGAAATAAATTCTCATGACAACAGGATCATAAAGGTGGAGGAAAGTGTGAAATCGGCGCATCACAGAATTGACGGGATAGAAACTCGTCTTAATGATGACAAGGAGGTTTAATCATGGATATTATACAGGCGGTAATTGCTAACATGACAATTATTCTGGCGATTATTGGTGCGCTGGCATTTGTTGTGTCTGTGGTAACACAGGTAATCAAAGGCGTAGGAGTATTTTCTAAGGTTCCGACGGACATCTTGGTATTTGTCCTTTCCATCGGTATTACGGTCGCTGCGTTTGTGGCATACATGCAGTACATCCAGACATCAATTTTATGGTATATGATCTTGGCGGCTATTATTGCAGGATTTATTGTTGCGTTTGTCGCGATGTATGGATGGGAAAAGCTTTCTGAGCTGTGGAAACGGTTCGGCAAGGATGTGAAGTGAAATGCTTGAAATTAACAAGCAAAAAATGAGTTATTCGCTACAGAGCGGAAAGGTTCCGGTGTATGTGACGGACGAGGATGGAAACATCGAATATTCTTCATATACTGATTCAGATGGAAATGTAATTTATTACCTCGATGAAGATGGAAACAAAATACCGAAAACAACCGGAGAGTATACCACAGGTTATGAGAAGCCTGTGGTTTTTTATTCTTCAATCAGCAATAAGTTGAGTGAAGCACTTATAAAAGAGTTTGGCGTTGACAATTCAACAAACTTTGTTCAGATTGTCGAGGACAAAGGGAAACTTCCATTGAGCGTCGGCTCTTTGGTATGGAAACGGTCAGATGTAAGGTACAAAGATGAAAAGAATACAATCGTTGACGAAAATTCGGCTGATTACATCGTAAAAGGTGTCGCAGACGAGGGATTGACGGTTGATTTGTTCTTATTGCAAAAAAATGTGAAGTAGGTGCTGAATGGGAAAGAAAGTAATCACAATGAGCCTGTCTGAAAAGTATGTTCAGAGCGTCATACGAGAGTTTAGAGCCTATCAAAATAGCTTGACATATAAATGTCAGCTATTGGCAGAAAAACTCGCGGAAAAGGGCGTAGAGATTGCCAGAGTGCAAATTGCTGACCTTGACGCAATATTTACATCGGAACTCATTTCTAGTGTTCACGCGGAATATGAAGGGAGCACTAAGGGCGGCGGGATATGGGCGGTAATAGCCGGTACAGACCATGCCGCATTTGTTGAGTTTGGAACCGGAATTTTGGGACAGCAAAGTCCTTATCCTGGGAAACTGCCGGAGGGTGTTTCGTGGCAGTACGCAAGTGGAAAAACTATTCATCAGATTTCAGATGGAAGATATGGATGGTTTTATCAGGACAACAATGGCGATTGGTGGTTTACAGAGGGAATGCCAAGCCGACCATTTATGTATCTGACCGCAAATGAGTTGCGGCAGATTGTAACACAGACAGCGAAGGAGGTGTTCGGATAATGGCAGGCAACCAGTGGGTATTTGACCTTGAAACAAACATTTTTTCCAATGTTGTAACGATTGCAAAACCAAAACTCAAGAAGAAATACAAAAGCATGAATTTTGACACTGCATTTACAACGGTTGAAAAGAACCTTGATAAAGCACCTGTTTTCCCGACTATTTACATCCATGAGATGCCGGGGCTTGAACTTGGGGCAGATTTAGAGGGCACATCCGTAAATGCGGTGCAGGAAACAATACAGGTTGACGTCATTACAAACACAAAGCAAAGTGATGCAAAAGGGATTATGGCTGTTTTAGCCGATGCTTTTAAGCAGATGAGATTTCAAATCACGGCAATTCCGGAGTTTAAAAACGACAGCGAGAAAAAATTTAGAAGCGTTGCAAGGTTCCGGCGGATAATCGGAGCCAACGACAGATTGATGTAAAAGAGCCGAAAGGCTTTATTTTTTATGCACCGGGCGCAAAGAGATGCGTCTGATAACCGCATTATTTAGCGGTAGAAAGAGAGGTAAAAATGGCAGCAGCAGGATTGTCTACGTTAGGAATTACGTTTGGCTATGGCACAGAAGCGACAGCCGGAACAAAGCCTACATCGTTTAAACAACTCACAAGAATTAACTCGATTGGCGGTATTAACATTGAGCCGGAACAGATCGACGCATCCGCTTTAGAGGATGCAATTACCAGATATGTAAAGGGGCGCGCAGATACCGGTGGATCTTTCCCTATCACGGTAAACCTTACGGATGCCACAAAGGAAGAGTGGGAAACGCTTATTACGGCGTATAAGGCGCTTACCGATGGGAAAAGAATGTGGTTTGAAACCATTATTCCTGGATTTGCAGATGCGTTTTTTGTTGTTGCGCAGCCACCGGAGCAGATACCGCAGCCGGAGATTGGTCAGAATGAGCTTTTGACGGTTGAAATGAACCTTACCATTGAGGAATACAAGGGAATGGACACGGCCGTGGCGTTTACACCGGGGGAATAACACGTCAGTCGAATAGTTCGGTTGAATCGGCTGACGATAATCAGACAACCGAATCGGAACTTGAGGGAACAGTGTAAAAGAATAGGGCGGTCTTCGGACTGCCCTTTCCCTATATGAGAGGGAGAAAGGGAAAGAATATGACAAAATTAAAATTCGGAGAGAAAGAATTACAGATTAAGTTTGGATATGAAGCAACCGTGAAAAGCGGAATTATCAAGAAAGTAGCAAAATTAAACCAGATGGAAGATATGGAAGCGGTTGACGAAATCCTTTTATTTCTGCCAGAGTTAATTCTTGTTGGAGCGCAGAAGTTCCATAAAGAAGAGCTTGGCTATAACCCGGACAATGAAGAAGAAAAGGAACAGCAGCTTGGAAAAGTATATGCCATGCTGGATGATTACTTTGACGGAGAAGATGCAGATGTTCAGGCACTTTACAATGCACTTTTAACAGAGTTACTTGAAAACGGTTTTTTATCAAAACTGCTCAAAGCAGAGCAGAAAGAAGCGGAGAAGAAAACTCCGAGGAAAAAGTAGAAGAACAGAGAGAGCTTACATGGGAAACGTATTGCGCGGAAATCCGCCCGTTTTGGCTTTTAGTTACAAAGGGGTACGGATTTACTGTGCATGACATAGACACGTCTTGTCCGGCTGATTTAAAGCCATATGCAGACGTTTACAACTTAGAGAAGAAGCAAAAAGACAATGATATGTGGATGTGGTTTGGAACATATGGATTGTCAGCGGTATCGGTGGCAGTAGAACATTGTCTTGCTGGTAAAAAAGCTAAATCAAAGTATGTAGACAAGCCTATCACAGAGCATAGTTTGTTAAACGATTCTGAAATGACAGAAGAGGAAATTCAGAAACAAAGAGAATTATTTGTGGCAAAACTCAAAATTATGCAATCAAATTATGAGTTGAGCCACCCAAAGAAAGAAGAGGTGCCACATGAAAATTAAAGGTATTGATGTTTCCGGTTACAATGGAAATATTAACTGGTCAAAAGTAGCAGAGAACGGCGTTGAATTTGCCATTTTGAAAGTAATCCGAAAAGATTTGCAGCCGGACAAGTATTTTGAAGCAAACTGGACAGGAGCAACAGAAGCTGGCGTTCCAGTGCAGGGTGTATATAATTACAGCTACGCAACCAACGCAGAAAAGGCACAGACCGATGCGCAAAGAGTGATCGAAGTTCTTGCCGGAAGAAATGTGATGGTATGGCTGGATGTAGAGGATAAGTGCCAGCAGAATATTGGCGATAAGATTGTCTCTATTATCAATGAATATCAGAAGATCATTGAAGCCGCAGGGTGCAAATTTGGTGTATACACGGGTCTGTCTTTTTACAACAGCTATATCAAGCCATATCTTGAGCATATTGATTGCCCGTTTTGGGTTGCAAGATACCCGTCCAGTACGCCTATGATGATTACGGCGGACGCACCGGAAGACAAGAAGCCTGATATTCTTCATGAACTTTACGGATGGCAATACAGTTCAAAGGGATTTGTAGCCGGTGTTTCCGGATGCGTCGATCTGAATGAACTGTATGTAGCGGTAGACACGGTAAATGTCATGCCAGAGCCAGAAAACACGCTTCATAAGGTTGGAGAGGAAATCACGGTTTCTTCTTACTACAAATCTTCCACGGCTGGTATTGGAGATGCGATCATCAAGTATGCTTCCGGAACGATTACACGAATCAAGGCGGGTACGCATAATCCATATTGCTTTTCAAAAAATGGAGTTGCAGTAGGCTGGTGCAACGATGGAGATATTCGATCAACAGATGCTTCTGTGCAGTCTAAAGATAAAAAGATAACGTATACGGTACGACGCGGAGATACGCTTTCAAAGATCGCAAAAGAAAACAATGTAACGGTTGCAAAATTGCAGAAAGACAACGGGATCAAGAACCCAAACAAAATTTATGTAGGGCAGAAAATTTTGATTCAGTAAAAAATCAAGGACGGTAAGGTGTCACAGCCTACCGTCTTTTTATTATGCGTAGAAAGTTGGTGCGGTCATGGCAGATATTGATGAATTACAGATAAAAATTAAGGCTGATTCTGCAAAAGCGAGTGATTCAATTGATAAACTTGCATCAAGTTTGGATAGTCTTGGGAAAAGTCTATCATTTGATACCAGTAAACTTTCAAACATAGCATCTGGAATTAGAAGCATGTCTGACGCGGCAACAGGGTTTAAAGGCGCAAAATCAAAAGAAATTACATCACTTGCCACAGCATTAAGCAAATTCTCAAATGTAGACACATCATCTTTCTATGGTATATCTGCGGCAATGAAAAATCTTGCGGCAGGAATGAAAGATACAAAAACGATTGATGCAAGTGGAATTATGAATACGGCGGCGGCACTGTCTAAAATGGGCGGAACGTTAGCTACTGTAGGAACAAGCAATCTAGTTAAAATTAAGGATGACCTTGCTTACTTTGTCAAAGGAATGAACAGCGTAGGGGCACTTAACTTTGATACAACAGGTTTGTCGAATCTAATTACAAGCATTAGCAAACTTGGATTGGCGAATTCTACACAGGCAACAGCCAATTTGCCGCAAATATCAGCGCAACTACAGAATTTTGTGCGCCAGATGAATAAAATCGGCGAACTGAAATTTGATATGACAAACATGAGTAGCCTTGTGACGTCCATATCAAGGTTAGGAAGCGTTGCGAGCGGCAGGGCAGTAAACAACATACCTTTGCTTGCAGATAACCTTAAATACCTGTTTGAGACGCTTTCAAAAGCGCCTAACGTAAGCGCAAACATCATCCGGATGACAGAAGCACTTGCCAATTTGGCAAAAACAGGCGCATCATCCGGTAGAGCAGCAACATCTCTCGGAAAAAGTTTGAACATTTTTAGTGGATCTGCGAACAAGGCAAAGAGTAGCAGCTTTAGCCTTGCTGCAGCGTTGGGAAAGCTGTACGCATCATACTGGCTGTTGTTTCGTGCTTTTTCAAAGATCAAGGATGCTATCGACATATCATCTTCTTTGACAGAGGTTGAGAACGTTGTACGTACCACATTCGGCAATTATGAGAAGCTGATACAGGACTTTTCAAAAACATCCATACAGGATTTTGGCATGTCAGAGTTGACCGCTAAACAGGTGGCAAGCCGATTCCAAGCTATGGGTACAGCCATGGGATTTTCACAAGGAAAGATGGCTGACATGTCGCTACAGCTTACAAAGCTTACTGCTGATATGGCTTCTTTCTATGATATGGAGCAGTCTGACGTTGCTAGAAACTTGCAAGCAGTATTTACCGGAGAAACAGAGCCTTTAAGAAAATACGGTCTTGACCTCACACAGGCTACTCTTAAAGAGTGGGCTATGAAACAGGGACTAGATGCCGACATTTCGTCTATGACGCAGGCAGAAAAGACCATGCTCCGGTATCAGTATGTTATGGCTAATACAGCCGCGGCGCAAGGAGACTTTGCGAGAACATCAGACACATGGGCAAACCAGGTAAGAATCCTTAAGCAGTCATTTGAACAGCTTGCGGCTATTATCGGTGGCGCACTTATTAACGCTTTTAAACCGTTTGTAAGAACTCTTAATGCAGTCATGCAGAAAGTTATTGCTTTTGCAACAACAGTAACCAATGCGTTAGGATCAATCTTCGGATGGAAATTTGAGATTTCTGCCGGTGGTTTGGCAAATGATTGGTCTGATGCAGCAGGGAGCGCGGCTGATATAGCAGACAGCACTGGACAGTCAGCGAAGAACGTTGAAAAGATGAATAAGGGCTTAAGAGCCTTTGACGAACTGAATCTGATTACCACTCCGGATAATTCAAAAGGATCTGGCGCTGGTGGTTCCGGCGGTGGTGGTGCATCCGGCGGTGGTGCGTCCGGTGGGCTGGTACAGGTAGATACTATTTTCAAGGACTATGAAAGTCAGATCAGAAGTTTGCGGGAACTTGGGGCATATATCAGCGATGCGTTATCAGATGCCATGGAATCTATTGACTGGGATAGAATTTATTCCAAGGCTAGAAACTTTGGAAAAGGGCTGGCAGATTTCCTTAATGGTCTTATTACACCAAGATTGTTCGGAGATGTCGGCATGACGATTGCAAGTGCGCTGAACACAGCAATTTATACAGCCTTGTCATTTGGAGAAGAATTTGACTGGACAAATCTGGGAAATTCCATTGCCGCAGGAGTGAATCGCTTCTTTGAAACGTTTGATTTTTCGGCACTTGGTAGAACGATCAATACATGGGTTCATGGAATATATGACACTATTACAACAGCAATTGGAAATATCAAGTGGTCAGAAGTATGGGATGGTGTAACGGATTTTTTGAGTGAAATTGATCTTGAGACAATATCTCTTATTATTGGAGCATTTGCACTTAAG